ATTCCTTCAACTCCTTCTATTACTAAATTTGCTCCATCTACTGCTGATTCTCCAAGAATACCTCCTTTGATAGCATTACCACCTTTTCTCAGTACATCTTCGTTTGGTTTCTTACTAGCTTTGATTGGCATAGTCATGTTTTTTAAAAAATTGTATGCTTTTCTTCCAGTGTTTAATGTTTTAATTCCAGCAGCAGGAACCACACCAGCTCCAGTTATGGCCATTGCCGTTGCTGCTTGATCGATTGGATCTTCTGGGTCAAGAAATATATCTGTAATATCTCTAAGATTAGTCTTTGTATCGTCATTATCTTTTAGAAGATGTGCCGCTAAAAGTTCTCTTAAACCTTCGCTCACTTCATTAACCTCGCGTAATCAACTGCGTAGTAACCATTTTTAACAGTTACTGCCTCTGGTTCTACTTCAAGAACTTCTTGAGCCAAAAATCCAGCAGTAGGTTCTGCTTCAATTCCTATTTCTTTAGCTTTATTATTCCAATCCCATTCGTACCAGCCAATGTTGTTGTCATAATCTCCTACTCTTCTAATGTTTTCTTTTAGCTCAACATCACTCATGGCTGCTGCACCAGCAGCAGCAGAAGCTAATCCAGCTGCTTGAGATAACGGGGAAGGTTGAGTAAATACTTGTGGTTGATATATTTGAGCTCCTGTGCCCCCAGAAACACCTCCAGCAGGCATTCCAGCTAGTAGTTGCTGACCTCTTTGTAGTCTGTTGAATGGTTCATCAGCTAGTTTATCAGCCGCTCTAAACCTTCTACTCATGTCTGCTTGTTCTATTCCTCTTCCAGCAGCACCTTGAGTAGCCATTGCACCTATTCTGCCGATCGCTTGTTGTTGTCCAGCACCAGCGAGATTAGATATGCCACTACCAATATTAGATAGTTGACCTATATTTTGACCAACTTGAGCTTGAGCATCTTGAAATCCTTGTCTTCTAATACCGCTAACAGCGTCTAGCAAACCTCTACCTAAAGCAGTTTGATTTTCTGCTTGTGCTAGTCTTCCTCTAGAACCGCCATAAGCCCCGGCTCTGTAAGCATCATCTCTAATACCAATATCTTTTTGTTGATAAGCTTTAGTAATATCATCTATTGATTGTTGTACTACCGCATCTTCATAAGGATTAAATCTAGCTTGAGCTGCTGCCATAGGATCTCTCGCTAAAGCGCCAGCGTCTCTTAAATAATTAATTCCTTCTGGGGTATAGCCTGCAAATCTTTCTAGATCTCCAGCACCAGTCGCCGCTTGTCTTTCTAAGTCAGATAGTTGCGCTGTGCCTTCAATAGGTATAGGTCTTTCTTGAGATATTAAGCCTTCGTATCGCCCAGGCTCTCCAAAATAAGATCCTAATATTCTTCTACTATAATCCTCTATATAAGGAGATATAAAAGAATAACCAGTAGTAGGCAACTCAACTGCTTTAGCTGGTGGCCCTTCTTGTTGTTTTTGTTCGCAAGTACAACCCATAATATTACCTATTTATGCCATTATAATAAGTTCCACCTATTTGGTGAAACCCTTTATTTAATAATAATTTTTCTGCTTTATCCAGACTGCCGACATTATATATGCCCATGATCAGTGGTAAATTTTGTTCTTCAGCATATTTCATGCCAGCTTCCAATAACATATTAGAAGGCTTTACATCATCTTTAACATTTCTAAATTCTGGTCTAACAAAGAACCAAGTATCACCTATAAAAGCGTCATCTGACCACCAGTGTGAGCATTCTTTTAAACCTAAAGTGCCAATGATGTTTTCGTTTTTTCTTACCACATAGACAATGCCTTTTAATAAGACATTGTTTATCTGCCAAGATGTTTTCCCCCAATGTATTTTAGGAGACTTGCCACCATCTAAAGAATGTTCGGCGTGAAAATATCTAGCTAAAAAATCAGCTATATCTTTGCCATCTTGTTCGTTAAAAGAAAGTTTATCTAAAGTAAATTTACTCATGCCATGCTTCTTACTAAGGCGCCTAATCCCTCTTCGCCTATTTTCTCAGCCATTTCACCATTAGGTCCTAAAGTATCTTGTAAATATTCAAGCACCATAGCGCCTATATCTTTTTGTTCTTCTAAATCCATTGGGTCTGCGCCCATTTGCATGCCTAAACCTCTTACAGTTCTAGCATTAACAACAAATTCACCATCGCTTAACATTGCTGGAATTTTATCTTCACGCTCTCCTCCAGGGCCAGATACTAATTCATCTGTTTCTGGAAAAAATTTGCCTTCAATTAACATTCCATCGTTTGCATATTCTACGCCAGCAACTTTTCTTGGCGCTGCCATTCTGCCATCTGGTTGCATACCTAAATTAAAATCTACTCTTTCTTTAGGAGGGGCTGCCATAGCACTAAAAGGTCCAGGGTTAGCAGCGTTATAAGCCTTTGTTACTTCAGAAAAATATGGTCTGTAAAGCGCTTTGTATGGTGCATCAGAAGCTACATACTGAGGACTCAAAGGTAATGTTTGCTGTCCTATTTGTAAATTTATTAATTGTTTTTGTACAGCTTTGTCGGCCGCTGATAAAGGAGATGCGTCTATTAAAGATAACATCTGTCTTTGACTTGCTGCTTGTTCGTCTCCCATTCGAGATCCAGACATATTCATATTGGCAGAAACAGGATTGTTAAAACCTGTACTACTTTGTTGACGATTTGTAATATCTTCTAGCAATCCACCTAATCCTCCTGCCTCACCACTGTATGCATTAGCTAATGGAGCAAAACTAAATGTAGCTTCTCCTCCCATATACATGTTTCTAATACCGCCTTCAGCCATTCCGCCTTCAGCCATGCCGACTCTTGTAAAAGGAACTTGGCTAGCTCCAATAGGTTGTCCTACAAATCCTTCAGACATTTGGCCTCCGCCCATGCCGCCCATACCTTCTGCTATAGCAGCTAAACCATCTGCTACTTTTCCAGCTTTTTCTTTTTTGTCTATATCTTGGTTAGCTAATATTTCTGTTTTTTCTTCTTCTGTAAGATCTTCAACATCTTTACCTGTAGCATCTTCTACAATTTCTTCTATGCCTTTTTCTGCCCCTTCAGTTAGTTCTACACCTGAAGATGATGGAGAAAAATATTCTTTAACTGCGCCGACTCTGTCTTTAGCATAATCCATGATGCCGCCCATAAACATTTCAGCTATCTCTTCATCTTCTTTTTGGTCTTCTATTTCTTCTATCGCTTGTCTTTTTTTGTATTCTTCAATAGCATCATCTGGACCCATAGAACCGCCAACTCTTGTTACGCCTGCTTTAGCTGCAGGTATAGCATCTCCCATGACGGCATTGAAAGCTGTAGTTTCTTCGTCAGCCATGCCTCCAAAAAGATCTGATAATCCAGCAAGATCAACTCCTCCACCATCTGCCAACATAGCTAAACCACCAGCGTAAAAACTTTCTGGATCATAGCCCATTTTTCTAACTACATCTGGCCTTTCAGATGCTAATGATTTTAAACCTTGTTGATTTTTATTTATATTTTTCATTTTTTAGTGTCAGTTTTTTTCATTTTATCGTATGACCTAAGCCCAGACATTCCTAGGAGTGCCATGAGAATCGCAGATAACTGCGAAAAATCAAACTCTGGCATATCTATTTGTAAGCCAGAAACTTTTATTATAACCTCAATTATAGGAGATAGTATAAAATGATAACCTAATGCAAAGCTGCATATCCAGCCAACAGAAGGTCGCCAGTTTCTTTGAAAGGGCTTACCTTGAGCTTCTATCTTATTTACTTCTATCTGAGCTAGATTAGCTTTATGAAATAAAGTCGATAGCTCATGGTCTAATTGAGCTTGTAAATCTTTATCTTTAACAAATTTACCAATTAAATTGCTTACTGGCTTTACTAGTGATTCAATCATAATACTTAATCCTCTACTATTCTATAATGGCTACCATCGAAAGTCATGGCTCTGTTCCTATTATCTTTGTCTGATACATAAGATATATGGACCCAGCCACTGCTTGGATTTACACCATCATAGTATTCTAAAATTACTTGGTCGAAATTTAATTGATTTTTTACATAATCAAAAAGATCTTGATTGTTTACCCTAGGTATTTCTAAATCTACCGCCTGACCTAATACATGCTGACTAGTATCAGAAGAGCCAATGTATCTGTTAAGAGTGATACTGCGATAAGCACTATTAGGGCTAAAAGGAATTTTGAAATGATTCCTAATTGGTTGAACGATGTTTTTACATAGTCGTTCAAGGTTTTTAAAAGTTTCTTCATCATGAACACAATTATCTATATTTTTTCTCTTTGCTACAAAACTTTTTTCAAACTCTTTTAGTTTAAAATTTTTACTTAATTTAGTATCGCTATCCCATTTACTCATTTTATATACTCACCTTTATTGATATTGATCCTTCTTCATTAACAGTTACTTCTCCTAAAGAAGCATTTGCTTGTAAAGAAGTTTTTGATGTACTTGTAATATCTTTAAAACCTGAACCATCAAAAAATTCTAAAAGATTAGTATCAGTATTAAATACTAAATCTCCTGGATTAAAATTATCTATTAATTTTCTTTGTTCGTTTGTTATAGGCGTAGCATTTAAGTCTACCTTTTGCAGATTTATTTCTAATATTCTGACTAATCTATTAAATACTTCTGGCGTTATTTCTAACCCAGCTAAAGGCAATCTAGTTTCTAGTATCTTGGCCATTATCTTCTTCCGTCTTCTCTAAAATTAAATCTAGTTGCTCCTAATCTAAACTCCATACCGTTTCTTACCGACACATCGTTGTCATCGTCAGACTCTATTCTATAAATCGCTTGTCGAGCTCTTGCTCTAGTATCTATTTTTTTTGTTGTGTTAGTGATTGATGAGGTAACTTTTGTTGTCGGTGTATCATTTGGGAAGTCTCTGGTTTTTAAAACAACATTTAATGCTGCGTTACCATTGCTCCCGGTAAATCTTATATCTGGAATTATTTCTCTAACTGAAATAAATTTATCGCCATCTTCTAAATCAAAATCTCCTGACTCTATAAAAACATTATCCATTGGCGAGCCATCAGCATCATTACCATTTTCGTGATCGTATAAGTAAAAAGAATTACTATCTTTTCCAATTGCCATAGGGTATTGAAATATACCTCTATCAATCCAAGAGGATCTTGCTAATTCTCCTATGCTCCATACCTGTTCTAAGTAATTAAAGACTACATATTTATCTGGTTCAGTAGATGAACTAGAACAATAAAACCAGCCTACTTCATTAAATTCTCTATTAGTAAAAGCAAAGTTTTTGTAAACTTCATTTAAGTTCATATCATCATAAACATGATTTAAAACAGAACAAGGCAATCTTTGAACAGAACCGTTGTAGAAATAAAATCCATCTGCTGCCATCCAATAAGCTCCGTTGTCTGCATTTATTGCTGCTTTTGGCCCAATCAAACCAACACTCTCACTAATTAAATTAACTCCAAAAGTAAACGGAGCGCCAATAAATTGTAGCGAGTGCATTGAAACATCAGTCCAGATTAAAGTTTCTTGCCTAGCTTTTAATGCCCCTACTATTAAAGATCCAGAGGATATTCTTATTGAACCAGCTGTATTAGTAGCTTTAGATTCAAACTCCAATAAATTTTCTTGATCAGAAAAAGATATTAATAATGGATCTATTACGCCAGTTCTTGCGGTACCATTTGCATTTAAAGTATCAGAACCTAAAACAATTAAATGCCTATCAATATCAGAAGTTAGTACTTGCAAACAACGAGTCGGAACTAAATTAGCTCCAGATATATTTTGTAATTCTACTGCTCTAGTTGTTAATCCATTGGTAGCGTCCCATCTAAATAAAGAACCTGCTCTAGGATTTATTATTAAGTCTTCGCCAAAATTATCATGAGTCCATATTCTTAATGTATTGTTGGCTGCTAAAGGAGTAGAAGAACCCCAACCACTAGAACTCCAAGTTCCAGCACCCCAACCAGTAGAAGCTACAAAAGAATCTAATCCAACATTTAATTGATAAGCTGCTACTGTGCTACCACCACCATTTCCGCTATCAGAAGAATTGGCTAAAACAGAGTTGCCGCTAGTATCTTTTGCTTCAATGGTATAACTATTACCATCAACAATACTAGCAATTTGATATTCTTGATTTAATACAGTTGCTGTTATATTACCCCCTAAACTTGCAGCTCCACTAAAGGTTACAAAATCATTAATTGAAGCTCCATGTCCATTTTCAGTAACTGTTATCGTAGCGTCGCTATTTCCAACTTTAGCAAATGTTGCATCGCCAGCAGAGGTTGTTTCCCTAAGAGGAGTAATATCGTTAAAATTAGATCCCTCTTTTATGTAATATTTAAAAGTAGTACCAAGGCCTAAAAGATCTGTACCATCTAATTTTATCCAATCGTGTAAGGCTCTAGGAGTTCCTAATAAAGTAGAACTAGAATTTTTTGCCCAACCTCCTATTTTTTCTGGAAGTCCTTTTCTAAACCTAACTAGATTGCCATCGAACCAACCATTCTCTGCGGTAAGACTGGTCCCTTCTTTATCTATTCCGGGTTTAAATAAAATCTTATTGTAAGGCATACTAAATACCTACCTTGTTAAAAAAGAGTTTGTTGCGCTAAGTAAGCTGTAACACTTAAAAATACCGTTACGGTAAAAATTAAACTGTTCCTTATACTTTTGTTTATTGAAGTAATGCCTTGTTCAATAGCATCTAAACGTCTGTAATTTTCTCTCCATCTTTGTTCACAAGCTGCTTCATGTGAGCTAAGTCTTTTATCTATTTCTGTTACTGTAGTTCTTGCCATGTTTTTTTATATTTCGTTACATTTTATATCAATCTTTACGTTTGTCATCTCTTTCGGATTTAGATAATTTATCAGGCTCTATAAGCTCTGGCGCATTTAACAAAGTTTTTAACAAAACATCTTGTCGTATTATTTCATTATCTACAGATCTAACTCTGTCTATTAGCTGAATTAATATACCCGTTTGCGAGTCTAATTTAGAATCTAGTCTTTTTTCCATAGCTGCCATGCTTTCATTTATCTTGTCATCAACTACATCTATTTTTTGTTCCATGCCATTAATGATTTTGTTTAAAAGTTTCCAAAGAAAAAATCCTAAACCTAAAGTTGCTGCTATTGGAAATCCTACTTCGTTAATTATTTTAACTAGATCGTCCACTGCAATCTAAATTAAAAATAACTTTTTAAATCTTCCCAATACCCTTTTAACTTATCGTCTAAAGTTTTATTTGCATAAGGAGCTACAGCTTTTAATAAAGCTTTACCAACTACTAATACAAATATTATCCATAATAAAGTTTCCATATCCTTAATATATCATGCAATTGTTAATGTTTGATAATCTGTACTTTGATACGAGTTAACTCTAGGAGAACCCAATATTAAATTTTCAGGACCAGCTGAGGCATTGTAAGGAGTGTACGTGTTTAAAGTCCAAGTCCAAATAGTCCTGCCTGTATAATAAGAATAATTTGCAGAAGCTCTTGTAAATACATAAGGATTACTATAATTACTGTAAGGATGATATAGAGAAATAGAAGTCCAACCAGAATTATAAACTGCATTATCTAAAGCAAAAGTATAGGTTACGGCAGTGGGAACACCGCCAAAAAATGCAGCACTTGAATAGCTAGAATAAAATCCTGCTACAGTTGCTCCCATCCAAGTAGAGTTATTTAGCCAAGCACCCATAGGTTGAACATTATTTCCTACACTATCTGTTCCTAAATTTATATTTGAATTTACATAACCGTTATGTCTAGTGGTATATTGACTGTTAACAATATAAATTACAGAATATTTCTCTGCGACTGTTAGAGTACCAGTTAAACTTGGAGAGCCTGTTAAACTAGTTCTTGGATCATTAGTAGCCCCATAAAAATCTCCTATTTCAATAGCAGTGCCTGAACTAGAATTTATAGTTTGTCCAGCACCTGCTTGTAGGCCTCTAATATCAGTATCGTTTATTGTGCATGCTGAACCAGAGGAGCCTCCAGCTTCTATGTGTATTTGATTTAAAGTTAAGTTACCGCTAGTTGCTAGAGTCATTTTTCAGTTCTTCTACTTGTTTACTTAAATCTTTAACTGCTTCTATAAGTAGTCCTACTGTATTAGCGTATTTCATAGTTTTTACTGTGCCTAACTCTTTGTCTTCATGTTCATCTACTAGCTCTGGCACCACTTTCTCTACTTCGTTAGCTACTACTCCTATTTCTTTTGAGCTGTTTGATTTACGAGTAAAGTGAACGCCTCTTAATTGATTTACTTTTTCTAAAGCGTTTTCTATTTGGTAAATGTCTTCTTTCAGCGCCATATCAGAATATGCACCTACGTTACCCGTAGCTGTAAAATTACCGCTAGTATCACAACTCAACATAGTAGAGCCAGAATTATTATCAACTCGCCATTGAGTATCAAACTTCATTACAGTATTAGCGTTTGAAGTAAAATAAAGTCTATTCCTGCCATCAGCGGAACTAATCCAAGCATCATTAGGTAAAGCTGAATTTAATTTTGCACTTATTTGGGTTTGTGCGTTAGATGAAAGTGTATTGATATATTGAAACTCTGTACTTGTTACTGAGCCATCAGCTATTTTAGTAGCATCTATTGCAGCACCTGATTTAATATTGGCATCTTCTACATTAGTTAAACTATTACCTGTTGCGTCTGCATCAAAAGTTTTATTGGTAAAAGTTGTTGTTGAAGTTGCAGTAACATCACTAAAACTGCCACCGTTTCTTGTTGCATTAGCACCTATATCTATTTTATCAAAACCGTCAACTACAGCAGCTCCAGACCCAACTCCATCTGTATAAACTAATTTAGTTTTACCATTTGGTATAGTGATATTTGCACCAGATCCTTGAGATATAATAATGCTGTATGGTCCTGAACTACCTGAATCAGTAGTTGCATTTTCAATAAACCATAATTTTGAAATCGTGTTAGGCGCTAAAGTTATCGTGCAATTTGCGCCTAAAGCGCCAGTGTATTTAAGATACATTGCTCTACCAGGGTCAGTAGATCCATTAGCTATTGTTGTTGTGTGCGTTGTACCACTAACTGCTTCAGTGCCATAACCGAAAGCCTCTCCAATCAGTTCAAGATTTTCATTAGTACGAGTACCCCAAGTACCTGATTCATCACCAGTTCCCATTTCTCTAAGTCTGAGATTATTATCAAACGTACTTGCCATGTTTTTACCTCGTTAAATTATAATTAAATTATTAACATTAAGCCACATCTTCCCAGTTAGGATCTTGAGTATCTGTTATTTCACTAAAACTTGATGTTTGTGATTCTGTTATTTCACTAAAGTTTGATGATTGAGAATCATCCAACATAGACCAAACTAATACTGTGGATAATCCACTTGTTATTTCAAATCCAACAATAGTTACATTTGCTTTAGCTATTGATGTTATGGTTCCCAAACCACTAGTTGACCCAAATCCTGACAAAACAATAGTATTACTTGATCTTTGTGTAATCGTTCCTAAAGTAGAAGTACCTAATTGCCCAGCTGGTGTAACATTTGCTACCCCGGTTACGGTTACTCCTACCGAACCAACACTTGTGCTTAAACTAGGTAAAGTTGCTACAGCTTGAGCATTTACACCTACACCACTTATTGCACCTGTTAGTGCTGATAAAGGTTCATCAGGATTATTTCCATAATCACTAACTATGGCATTTGCAGTAAGTGCTGGACTGCCTAAGCCAGATGTTATGGCAAGACCAGTAACACCTATATCTCCGCCAGCAGTAATGCCTACTCCTCCCACCGCAGAAGTTGCTCCTTGGCCTGTAGGATTTATGTGAGCTACACAAACAAAAGTTGTCGTGCCTACTGATCCAGTCGCAGACTGTCCTATTAAAGATACATTTACATTACCTCCGATTCCAGCTAGGGAAGCGAAAGGTGATTCTGCAAATGCACTTATTCCAAACATTTAATTACCAGATAAAAATTGATAGACAGGGCCATAAGCAATGTCTGTTCCTAAAAAAGTATTTAAAAGAAAAATTGTTCCATTAATAAATACAATCTTAGTTCCTACTACAATAAAAACTATCCAACCAATAGTTAATAATAAACCGTGTTTTTGATAAAATTCTTTTACTTTTTTAATTATAGGAAAATTCCATTTACCTTCTGTAAAAGCTGTATTTAATACAGGCATTAAGTAAAATAATTTTTCCTTTATTTTCATTTATATAACTCCAAGGTGCATTGCAAACGGTAATAGCTCATAATAAATAAATCCTGCCGTTGCAGTAATGATGACTCCTGATAAAAAACCACCTATAAGCGTTATTAGTCTAACTTTTATTTCCATAATTACTCCTCGTTTTGTTTAATCCATTTTAAATATCTAATAGGTTCTTCAAAACCAAATTCTTTTCTAATTTGGTCTACATCTTTTTCAAGAAAGTATAGCAAAGAGTGTTCTATTAGATTATGTTTGTTTACTTTTTCAGCTATCTTACAGGCTTCTCTATATATTAAAAAAGGTTTGAATGACTTTGATCGCCAAGCAATTCTGCAAGTAACTAAAAAACCTACATACCACATCCCTATATTGTCTACTTGTTTCCAAGTAGTGCCTTGTATTAAAGCTTCGCCGAAAGGTGAAGTATCATATTTAAATAATATGTGGTGTAAATCGTGCGTTAGCATCATGTGTCTGCCAACATTATTTCTTAAAGTATTTATTCTATCGTCAGAAAGCATATCAGCTTCCGCAGTTTCTTTTTCAAATCTATTTTTATAAAGATCATTAAAGGTCCACTTGTTAAAAAATTTAGCAAGATGTCCACCCGCAGTATTAGGAGGTAAACTTCTTAAATATTTCATACTAGATATTTTAGGTATTATATTTTTTTTACAATACTTAGGATCATTCCAATCTAATCCTAAAGCAATATTTATTCTTGTAGGAGAGCTTGTAAAGTTTTTGCGCATTTTTTTTCTAGTAATAAACATCAGCTGTGCATACATAGCTTGTAGTTCTGAAAGTCTTGCTCTGGCCTCTGGATGTGATTCTCTTTGTTCGTAAGAATCTTTTAATAAAATTGATTTAGACAATTTTAAAAAAGTAAATAAATTAAACATTTTACTTTGTGATAGAAACTATTCTGGCTACTTCCGAAGATTCGTTTGTTATGTCAATTGATGGGCTTGTTAATTTTTTTACATCATATTGATCTACGTAATTAGATTGTTGATTTAAAGAACAAGCTTGAGAAAAAAACACATGATTAATATTATTTTCTTTCAAAAGAGTTTTTGTTTTACCGGGCTCTATGTCTAAAAGCTTTAAATTATATCCCGGCTTTTCAGTCATAAAACAAAGAAACCTCGTATCATCTTCCATGGCTGTCTGACTGGCAAATCTTCCGTTTAAGTGCCACATGGCTGATCGAGGATATGCTTCATCAAAGTCTGCTCCAAATTTATAGCTAGTTAAAAACTCTCTATTAGTTATGGCATCTTCAGTTGTGCTTTCTGTGTATTCTCCTTTTTTAATTTTATCATTTTTAGTAATTTCTTTGAGTCTTTCAATGTCCTTTGCTTCTATACCATCCTCTTCCGACCATCTTTGGCATGATTGGATTTTGCCTTGTATAAGAATAAAATGGTTTGGTCGATATACAATATGAGAGCTTTCTTCGTCAAGAATGTGTTCTTTTATTTCAGCAGTAGTCTCACTAAAGTAAAGCAATCCTTCTTCAAAAGTATCTCGACTTTGTATATCTCCTTTGTTTCCTACAGTAACAGTGACTTGAAACTCATCATCAATAATTTTATGGGTTTCTTCTATCCAATTAAAATCAAATCTTACAGTCATTAGATCTCCTCCGTTGTAACTTTTTTAGCGTTAGTGTCAACACTAAATATATCATATATATTTTCTTGTTTTATGTGTCTAAAAAATTCTTGTTTAATTTGTAAGTCTGTCTGTCCATCGAACATAGATTTTGGCTTACGAATAGCAATACCTCTATAATCGAAACGATACGATGTATTACCATCCCCCGCAGTTTCTTCGTAATAAATAATATCTTCTGCTTTTTTTACCATTAGAATTGCACCGTAATAGTCCAAGTTCCCGACATAGTCAACATTGTGCTTTGATTAGTTGTATAACTATATGCTGTAACAGCTCCTATACTTGGATAGGTATAATGAAAACAGTATTGTTTTGCTACATTAATACTGTTGTTTACATGAGTATCTGAACCATACCACCTTGTTGCAGGTGCTCCGTTTTTAGCAGGTGTATCAAAATAACGAAAAGGCACATTAGACCAGTTATTTCCTAAAGTACCAGTAGTTCCATGATGACCTGATACCCAAAGATATGGAGAATAATTTCCAAAACCGCTCGAAGCACTTCCTCCTGAAAGAGTTGAAGTAGCATGATATAAAACAAATCCATACATCACCAGATTGGTTGATGTGCCAGAGCCAGTTGTTCCTCTAAAATGATTAAATTGTATAGCTCCCGAAGAAGGTATTTGTCCTGCCTCTCCTACTTGATCTATACCAGTTACTTTAGTAGTCGTTGCAGAAGCAGAGCCAAAACCACCTAAGGGTATGGTAGTTACATTGCTATTTTTAAAACCGTACTGCCTATAGTATGAGGTATATGCAGCAGTTCCTGGAACACCTTTGCTTCCTGGTGTTGCTGGAAAATACTGACTTCCAGTTGAGGTAGCTACAGTGGGTGATGTACTAGAAACTAAGCTATTACTAGCCAAACTTCCTGAATAGTATTCACTCATGCTAATAGGATTACCACCGCCCCATTCGCTTTGTATTGTACTTAATGACACTGAACCACTTGCAGGTATTGCCATTATTTATCCTCTAGTTCTTTTACTCTAGCTGATAAATCTTTTACAGCTTCAATCAATACTGCTGTTAATCTGCTGTAATCTACGGACTTAGTACCCATTTCGTCATCTGCTGTTAATACTATTTCTGGTAATATCTTTTCTACTTCTTGAGCTATAACACCTATGTTTTCTTTTTCGTCTCTGGTGTAAGTGACACCTCTAAGTTGTTCTACTTTATCTAAACCATCTTCAAGTGTTTCAATATTATCTTTAAGTCTTTCATCTGAGAAAGCTGTGACGTTATTATTAAAAGTTGCAGCTCCTGCCTCTGACGCATCTATAGTCAATGCTACTATTTCAGAGCCACCATCATTGACTCTAAATATCATGTCTTTGTCTGATGTAGAAGCACGAAGTGTAAAGTTTGCTGAGCCTAAATCTATTTGACCTCTTTCAGTACCCCCATCTTTGAAGATTATATTTTCTCCATCTGCATCAAGAATAATATCTCCTGCAACATCTAAAGTTAAATCTCCTGAAGCGTTTGATATATTATTACCTGCAGCAAGTTGTAATCCTCCTCCGCCTAAAATTCTCATCCTTTCAGCATTATTTGTGCCGAAAAGGATTGGGTGGTTAGTTGTTCTTTTAAATTCTGCATAATTACTAGCATCACTATAAATAAGGAAATTTCTAGTTCCACCTACTCCAAAGTCTATTCTTGAACCATTACCACTATCTATTTGAAAAAATGCAGTACCACTATCTTCATTTAAAGCTAAACCTGTTCCTGTAAAAGTTAAAGATAATGGGTCTAAGCTTGAACCACCAACAGATACCCCTCCAGAAGGAATCGCTACATTATTAGAAGCATCCTCAAATACAGCTTTACTTGCAGGTAATGTACAAAATACATCTTTAGTTCCTGCGGAAAAATCTACAGCAGAGTCAGAATTAGAACTACTAATAACTGTAGTTCTTGCTAATGTATCGGGAGTAGCGTCAGTAATTGTCCCTAAACCGACTTCAAATTCATTTGCCGATTGATGAGATATTGTGTAATAACAAGTATTAGAATTTCCAATACCTGCTACAAAAGTTTCAAAACCAGTTTCAGCACCTGCTAAATTTATGGTGCCTGTGCCAGTAGAAGTGGTAGTTTCTTTTACCCTATCGTTTAGGACAAGAGCCATGCTCTCCTCCTAAGCTATTCTTATAATAGCCGTACTAGCTGCTGCCGCTGGGAAAACTATTGTGAAATCTCCAGCAGTAGAAGTTTTATCTCCACCAAAATCTATAGTAGCCACTGACTTATTAGAATCAGAACTGTTATAGATCATGCAACCTCTAGCAGTAACAGTAGCCGTACTAAAAGTAAGATCAGCAAAATCAGTTATCGCTGTAGTTCCGTCGTTAGTCGGAGTTACATTTGTTAGGTTGGCTCCTCCAGAAGTATAGTTAGTACCACTGGCTTCTTGTGAAGTTGAAAATGCAGTTGTAGTTGCGCCTAAAGTAGCAGAGCTTGTATATAAAGCTAGTTTAAAAGTATCACCAGAACTGTTAGTAAAATTGTGAACACCAGTTAATAGTTCTTTTTTAAAACTAGTAGTTAAAGTTGAAGTTATTGCCATGTTTTTTTCCTCATAAAATAGCTAAAGTTTTAAAACAATTTTAGCTAGTTCTTCTTCACCACCTTTACTCAATTCTTGAATCAAGGTAGCTTTGTAAGATTTTATAGCATTTTCTATATAAATTAAACAAACTTGTTTTATTTGTTCTCTATAAGCTTTTGCTTGTTCTGTAACATGCGGTTCGTTATCTTCAGAGTAACCAACTATTTTTTCAGTTAATCTTTCTGCCCAAAATTCTGGAGGATGCCCACCAAAATTTGATGTCTTTGTTTCTACTACGCCTAACTGAGGCATTCCGTCTGGAGTTATTTTCATTACCATTTTTTTGGTTCGTTGTGACTTTCTTCTATGATTTCTTTTAATTGTATCTCTGCTTTATCATCTTCTCTACCAACAAAGGTTGGCTGAGGCGTGTATTGTTTTTCTTTTCTAGCACTTTTTTTTCTTACTTTTAATTGTTGTTTTTCAGAATCATAATCAACTATTAAAGGATCTTCCAGTCTATGATAGCCATAAAGTTTTTCTTCTGGCTCTACTGCTGTATCTAGTAAATAACTAGAGGCCGCTACTCCTACTTCTATACCAACATTCATACAATTAGTTAACCAATATTCACAACAAGCTCGACCAGCTTCGGCAAAATATAAATTACCTTTGTAACCAAAATCTATACCAAATAAATGCAAAGAACCAACTCTGTGCCAATAAGCAAAAGCTATTGCATAGGCAACTGTGTTGTTTAAATAAAAAGAATTATTTTCTGCCACTATTTTTTCGATTGGGTATTCAACTAATCCTGGGCAACGATCATCTAATTCACATGTGTAGATAGGGCCTTGATGACTTAACAAAACTTCTTTCATGCCGTTGGTTTGTAACCCAGCATCATCGCTATCTAAAAACCTAGAAGCTGGGTCCATCATAAAAACTCTATCGTGTTTAATTACATTGGCTACAGCATTGATTACCCATATTTCATCAAACTGCTCACCGTTAGATCTAGCTAATGCAAAGTCAAACCAACTTTTACCTAAGCCAACTAAAGCTATTTTTTTACCTTGAAGTTCTTGAATCTTCTCCATTTTTTTCTCTTTAAGTTACATTTGTTCTTAGTGCGTCAGCCCTATATTCATCTCTTCTACTTCTGCCCTCTGCTCTATTTTTAAGTCTTGCTATTTCTTCCATAAATCTTTTTTCGTATTGAGCTAATATGTCTGGTTCTCCTTTTAAAAAAGTATAAGCCTCAACTAAAGAACCGTATAGCAAAGCGCTTCTTGCATTTGTTGATAGCCAAGTAGTACCGCTACCAGAACCAGAAGTTAAAGAAGCTGGTTTGTAAAGATAATGAAGTTCTGCATTGTAGTTTGCATCTGGTGCTGGACTTACTGTTATGGTAGATCCATTGTTAGATGCTGTAGAAAGTTCTTTATCAAAATCAGCGTAGTACAAAGGCAATCCTCTCAAGTTAGTATCAGCTGGATCTTCTGAATATTCTTGCATAAATGTAGGATGTTTTTTTAAAAGGTAATGATAATCCCCGCCAGAATCCAATACTGCTAGAGAAAAACTGGCTATATAATCTGAAGGTGTTGTTAAAAATCTATTTCCAGCAGTAAATACTCCAGTTACATTCTTTCTAAAAAAATCAAATTCTACTAGTTGAAATATTCTTTCTTCTGAATTTTTAATAAAGTCTGCAATAGTATTAACAAAAGTAGTTTCTGTGCTATCACAAAAGTTTTTAATTAAATCTTGTAGCTGTGTATAAGTCATAATTAAATTATATCAAACTAAGGAGTGTTTGCTTGACCTCCCATGCCAGAATGATTAGTACAGTAATAATAAAGTGTTGGAGCTCCTACTGCTACAGTTATTTGTGTATAAGCACCCGAACTTCCAGGTGTTCCGTTAGTGGTAACTCCTGTTGTATATTCTGTGCCTCCGCCATGTGTACCATTGGCAGTAGTAGAAAATCTTAATGGGTGCCCAGAATTAGATGAATCAGATTGATCAAATCTATAAGTACTGCCCTCAGATAAATTTAATGTAGGATAGACAACACTATCTATAAAGTATCTATTACCGCCTCCAAAAGAAGCTACCCTAACTTCGTATTCTGTAAAGTTTGAAGTAACAGTTATTGATCCAGTTAATCCAAGTAATTGTGAACTAGTTACGTCAACAGTTGTGCTTATGTTACCCGTAACGGTTGTTGTTCCTAAAGAACTAGTTGCAGATACTCCAGACAAGTCTACAGATATTGGCGGCCTACTATTTTCAAGGACACTAATATCCCCTAGGTTGCCAGATAATTTAGCTAATTCAAATTTGCTAGGAATAGTACTAGACAACATAGAAAAGTTTTTTGTTATGCTTGGCGAAGTCACAACAACAAAACCAGTGCCACCATCTTCTGCTTTATCTGGTCTAGGATTGAATAAAGCTTCTGGGTCAGCTGCATGAGTTCTTGGTTCTAATTGTGGGTGTTTTGCATCCCATTGATCAGGACCTACTAACAAACCGTCCCAAGTTCTTTTCATATCTTTTAGCTTATATCTAAACCCAGATATGTCGCATATTCCGTATGCTTGTTTGCCTTTTGCGTAAGCCATTACTAACTTTGTGAAGGATTGATTCTAAAAGAAGCTCGATCTCCATCTTCATCAGCAGCTCTTCTAAATTCTTCTTCGTATATTATTTTTAATTGTTCTGTTAATTGTGGATTTCTTTTCATAGATAAGTAATACGCCAAGCCAGCAACAAAACAAGGATAAAATCTAAATGGTAAATCTACAGTATTGGTTGCTTTATCAGCATCATCCATTCTTACCATTTTATTAAATACTAAAATGTCTGTAGAGTTTTCCGGGGCTGGCCATATTTTTAAAACTGGCGTGTTTTGTTTATCTAAAAAATATTGATTAGGTCTAGCTTTGGTTCCTTTGGTTGGAATGTTTATGTATTCACTTCTACTTACTCTAGACATTTGTGTATCAGTAGTAGTTGAACCTTCAGTTCTTCTTAACACCACATCTAAAATATCTATGACATTAGAATCTAAAGTATATTCTCTAGTTCCTTCAGTAACTGTTTGTGTAGCCTCAGATATTGTCCATTGATTCAATCCTCTGTTGGCCCACTCAGCTAACATAAGATTAATAGATCTTCTTGCTGATTTTAAATCATATCCAGTTCTTAACTCTAACCCACATCTTTCATAAGCTTCTTCAATAAACTCTGCGACATTTGGTTCAAAGTCTGTACTGTTTGATGTTGCCATGTTTAATCCTCATCACTATATAAATTATTAAAAGTTATCCTAGGATCTAAATAACTTTCATGACCTTCAGCAGAATGTAGATGCTGTGAAGGAGTAAAATCAGGTGCTCCTTCGCCAGTTCTCCACAAAGCTGGGCTAGTTGCTCTAACTCTATTGTTAGGAAGCGCAACTATATTACCAGTCCACTTTCCAGCGTCTGTTAAATATATCACATGTGATTGCTTATGTTGAGCAGGATCATCTGCTATCTCATGGTCTGTATAATCTACAGTGAATAAATATTTACCTTGATAAAATTTATTATCGATCTTACACATCCACGGCGAAGAACTTACTCTATCCATAGCTATGATTGAATGATGTCTAGACTCACAATCCCATGGTTGACACAAATGATCTTCCATAGGTTCTGGCCATTCATCTAAAGGTATATCAGCGACTAATGCTTGAATAGGCATTCTTGCCCACATAGCACCACCATGAATATTACCTTCTTTCCAATCCTCGTCATCTATCTCGCACCCGGTAAAGACAACTTGAAAGCTTAACGATCTATCAGGGATTGTATTTACAGCTATTGCTAGCGCATGTAAATACTCTCCATGATAGCGTAAATGATTACATGTGAACTCTCTTCTAACCCAACATTTAAAGTATGGGACATTGCTCATCAAATATGGCATTTATACCTCAATCGTCTTTTTATTTATTTTTTAGCAGCGCCGCCTCTACTGTAACCTTTAGTTGCTTTACCACCAGCTCTGTAGCCTTTGGTCTTTTTCATCATACCGCCGCTACGATAGCCTTTAGTTTTTTTAGCCATGCCACCTTTGCCATAGCCTTTAGTTTTTTTATAAACCATTTAATGCTCCTTATTAACCTGTAAAGAATATAGTTACTCTATCTATGTTAGATAAAGTTGCATGTATGCCACTAGAAAACAATACACCATTATCTGGAATATTTAGTGTTTCTGTAGTATCAGCATTTACAGGCAACACCAATAGTGTTGCCCCTGAACTAGTATTTTTAAAAGTAACTGTGCCATCTGAAGATCCACCTGAAACTACAAAACCGCGAAGTCTTGAACGATTAGTGGTCATGTCGCCAGTTGAAGTTACAGAAGCTGTTATAACATCAGAAGTTGCCATAGTTAGCTCCTATTATGCAGTTGGTGAGTCAGACGCGATTCCAAAGAATTTTAATGCGATTACTCCACCAGCACCTGCTGTTCCAGAAATAACTACTTCTACTTCATCAGCTGTTTCAGTAGCTGCAGTTGTAGTACCACCAGACATACCTAAAACTCCGTTGCAAGGGAAGAATCCTTTGAAACCAGTTGCGTTAATAGCTATGGAGATACCATCTACAAAACCATCAGTATCTGCATCAGTACCAATATCTACTAAGTTTACGTTGTTAGCAGCGGCACTAGTTACAGTAATTGCTACACCCATTGGAATAAAGTTTGATGGTATTCCAATAGAACTTTCTTTGTGGTCAGTTCCAGAAGCAGCAATAGTAATAGAAGTGCTGTAAGTTGAAAGGGTCATTTCATTAGTTAATCCACCAGTTGTGCCATCTTTAATAATAGTTTTAAAACCATTCTCAGATCTAACTGGACCGTTAAAAGTTGTGTTTGCCATTTTTTACCTCCGTAGTGTTACTGTCTTGGCGAGTCTGCTAGGTCAGTCAGTAACGGAAAATTAATCCTAGTTGTCATAGGATAGCAATTTTTCTCTCAAAAAAAAAGGCATCCGTCGATGCCTTTCTTTTATCCCTTGAGTTAAAAAGTGGGATTTACTTCTTATAAATCAGTACTAAGATTAAGCTCCTTTAGATCCGTAAACTGCTCTTGGGTTAGAGAAACCAAATGAATATCTTTCTCTAGCCTTGAAACGCATATTACCAGTATCAAAATCACCTTCCATTGCAGTTGACAAAGGAGTTCTTTCAAAATGTTTAAACCCATCTGGGCAATCAGTTTTGAGGAAGAACGCATCTGTATCTGTCAAGAAGTGATTTACAACATAGCCATCAGGTAACATTCCCATGTTTCTAATAGCATTAATATCGTTATCAGCAGTACTTACTCTACCAGGTGTTTGTAACAGTCTATCAGCAACGAACTGTAGATTTGTAGGAACGATTAATTTCATACCTTGAAGAGCCAAGATCATGTCTCGGTCATCTTTAAAGTTAGCAATATCGATCAACGCCGCTTCTAATGAAGTTTCGTTCAAATCAGCATCAGTGCTAGGTTCGTTTGCAAAAGTTCCGCCGCTTGCTAATGGGTGATCAGTAGCACAAAGCTCCTTCCCATCACCACCAGTAAAGCTTGAGTTAAAAGCGTTGTTTAATACAGAAGCAGCTTTAACTTGCTTAGTGTGAGCCATACTTCTAGCTAATGCTTTAGTATATCTCGCGCCAAGTTTGTCATACAAATTATCTTCGATAGCTTCTTCAGTCAAAGCAAATGCTAATGCAATTGTTTCGTGAGAGTATCGAGCAGTGTATGACTCCATTGCTGTATCAAAATTTACGCCTTGCCCTTCAGCTTTAGTTGGAGCATTTCCGAAACCTACTAGTAATACTTCTTCTTCAAACGCTCTGTCAGAAGATTCAGTATCAAAGATTTCAGCGTGCTCGTTTTCGTACCTGTTGTACTCTAAACCGAAAAGGGCGTTTAATCCTGGTTCTAATTCTTTCGCTAATTGTGCTCTAGAAATTGCCATTATTAAACCTCTACGCTAATCCAGCGCTTTTAGCACCCATAATGTGGTTTTGAATAACCACTACTACGTTTGTGCCTGCGCTAGCTACGTCGGAATTTTCTGGATCTTGTGAAATGTCAATAGCCTTCAAAGGTAAAGTTGCTGTAGTAGCACCAGTTGAAGTATCTAATTGCATATTAGAAGTTCCAGTTTTTGTGTCGCCGACAGGAGATGAATCAACGATATCAAAGTTACCAAACAAATCAGTTACGGGGAAAGCCTCGTCTGATTGAATAGAAAATTGAACCATTGGGTCATCGATAACATTAGCAACAATATCACTAGCAGCAATGCTGCCGGGGTAACTGTTACTAAATACTGTTTCACCACTAGTAGGGTCAGTGTATGAACAGCCATTGAAGACTCCAACAATTGGTACAGTACCAGAGGCAGCATGCCTACCAATAGTTCCCGCAGTAAGTTGAGTTACCAAATCACCTTGGAAAATAGCAGTAGTCGCGCCACTCGCGATTCTGTATTTTTGTTGGCCGCCAGTCCATGATTGTCCACCGACTTTTCTAACAGGGATTAATCCCATTTTAGTAGTTTCGTTTGCCATGTTTTTTCGACTTTAAATTCCAAACTATTAATAAATCAGAGGAAGTTATTTACCCCCTCCACCAAATGTAACCTTGCTTTTCCTTTCCCTAGAGATAGGCATTGCAGGGTTTTCTTCACGCATAAGGTCATTGTCCACTGCCGTCATTTGATTTTGTGTGGCTTGACTAAAATACTCAGATCTTTGTTCGACAATTTCTTTGTCTATTTTGCAGAGTATCAAACCACCCACTCCAATGACGCCCGCGTGACGACCATCATCGACGGTTGGATAATCGTAACCAGGAACTTCTTCTGGTTTCACTGGCTCCCAGCCCTCTCGGAATCTTTTGGAAACATTAGTTCGGTCTTCTTGACCTAACGTCTCGGCTCTTATCCATCGGTAGACCGTACCAGCTGGAGGATCACTAGGAACCTCTAACATGGAAGGCGGCTTCCAAGGAGTCTTAGCCTTTTTTGTTTCCCTAGATTCTTCAGCTCTAGGTGCCCTTTTTTCAGTTTTAGTTTCTTTATTCACGATTTCTGTAACCTCGCTTTTTGTATTGCGTAATCTTTAAATGAAACGCCTAAGCGTTTCGCTAGTCTTTGCTCGCTTGGAGAAAGCTCCACTCGATTACTTGGTTTGCGTCCAGTCGATGTAGTGCGTGATGGTGAAGCAACGGTTTGGACGGGTTTTGTAGCTTCCACGTTGTTATCAAACTTATTAGGTATTTCCGACCTAAGTCTGTTATCTAATTCATTGTAATACTCATCTGAGTTTAAATCAAAACCTTCATTAGCTAATTGCTCATGAATAGTAAGAGCCACAGTAGTGGCTACTCGGTCTTGACCGAACCAAGAGTTTTTATTTGCCCATGACTGTGCCTTCGGAGAAGGCTCTGCATATTCTTGAACCTGTTGTGGTTCTGGAAGTGGGCTTTGAGTTTCTTGATTTACAGTTTGATCATATTCTGCTTCAAACTGGCTTCTTTGCTCAGACGCTTCAATATATTTTTTTTCAGCGATTGCAGTACTTAAAGCTTCAGTAGCTCTAGCGATTGATTCAGCATCATTCGCTTCAACAGCTTGTTTATGAGCTTGTTTAGCTAAATCAATAGCAGCATCTGTTTCGTTTTTACGACTATCAAACATAGTCTTTTCAAAAGATTGTTTGGTCGCTTTTAATTTATTGTTTTCTTCTTCTAGCTGTTTAGCATATTGCACAGCCATAAGTTCGCGTCTTTGAAAATCTTTTGCTTGAGCAACAGCTTTGTTAATTCTGTTTTGTGCATAAGCAGCTTTCTTTTCAACTTCGCCTTTGTCTTTGTTTTCTTCTACTACCTTGTCACTGGTTTCAAAGTTTTCTTGAATAGTGTCTTCTTCAATAGATTTAAGTTCATCTTTGTTTTCTTCAAGATCAATGAACTTAGTTTCATCAGAAGCTTCTTGATCAGCTCTTTTACCAACTGGTAAAGCAGCTTTCTCTACTTGCTCTTCTGAAATATCTGGTAAAGCATATTCTTGTTCAGCCATAAATCACCTATAAAGTTTTAATATCATCGGGATCATTAATGGTACCGATTACCTCGTCATCATTAATAATTCTTACTTCGTGATTGTCTTCTAAACGAAAGCGAGCTCCCGCATATCTGCCAATCAATACCCAATCTTTTTCTTTACACCAAGCCTCGCCTTCAAATTTATCGTCTTCTTTATATGCAGTAGGACCTACTTTTAAAACATAGGCAACTACTGTAGCTAAAGATTCTCGATCTAAAGTAGATGTGGTTAAGTGTATGCCACCTTCGGTTACGCCTTTACCTTTGTAAGGTAAAACCAATATACGCCAGCCAGTGGGATTAGGCATTCTTTCAAGTAATGATTTATCTAGCAATGTAGGATCTAAAACTCTGTCTTCAGTTTTGACATAAGCTTTATCTACATCTGATCTTGCTGCTTCTTCTCTTTCCTTTTTTCTTTCTTCTGCGATGTGGTTAGGAACTGCTAGTTCGGTCATCGTTAATCCTCTTCTTGCAGCACTTCTCTTATTTCAGATTCCATGGTGCGAAGTGCTGTTAACTCACCAATGTGAAATCTGTAATCTTCAACGGATTTTATATTACCTGCACCCAATGTTTCAAGTATATCTTCTTGTCTTTGTCTAATTTTTTTTAATAGCCATTCGGCTAAATTGAGATCTTCTGCCATTAATTTTTATGAATATCTAGTTTTCTTCCTTCTGTTTGACATCACTTTACCACAACCTTTGTGGTGTTTTCGTATTAGTTTGCCATCTTTAGCGAAAGTTTTTACGTTGGTAGGTTTGCCTCCCGGATTACCAGCTGCACGTTTTCTTTTAACTGCGCTGCTTCTTTGTGCAGCTGTCATGCTTTTAGCTTTTGATCTGGGTACGCATTTAGGATATTTTCTTTTAGAACCTTTTACTTTAGCTCGACCACACTTTTGAAACTTACCTTTTTTCTTTGGTGCGCCAATATCAACCCAATCGCCTTTGGGTCCTTTACCAAACCATTCTGTTAATCCGCCGCTAGGCTTTGCCATGTTTTTTCCTTATTATTTTTTTCCTTGTGCAAATATTTTAACTTGTTGAATTTTTCCTGCAACTTTCTACCATGATTATCTCCAAGCTGGTCCTTCTATCCAAGTCACTAGGCTTTTTCTAATTCCTTTAGTAACTGGATTTACCTTGTGCGGTATAAAAGAAGGAAAAATTAAAACTCTACCTTTCTCTCTTAAAGTATTTCTATCAGGAGGATTTTTTAAAATATCATTATCGAATTCAAAATCACCTCCTTCATATTCATCTGAATCAGATAACTGTATGGTCATACTAAGTTTTCTATCATACATTTCTCCTCTGCCTGCAAAACTATCTATATGTCTATAATAAAAACCTTTGTTAGCTGCTAAGTATTCTGTGTATTGAATATTAAATATTCTTTCAATATCTAGCCCAAAAATTTCTCTATTAACATCACAAAATAAATTAGTACAAAGATTAGTTAATTTAGCTGTATCGTCTGTACGTGGGTCTATCCAACGAATTTGAGACCTTCTAAGATCTTTATCTTGCGTAGCATTTTTACCTATTTCTCCGCCAATCACTCCCATTTCCTCTGGGAACTGTAACGCCATATTTTTTATATCTTCAATAATATTATTTGGTAATGCTTCAGGAAGCAGAAAATGAAGGCTTCTCATATTAGTTACGAACTTCTGTAACCGCCACCACGTTTTTTATAAGTTCTAACTAACCAAGCGTTAGCATAAGCTGAAGGGTAAACCTTAAATTTACGTTTAGCTTCTGCTTTTACTCTAGCGTATAAAGCTGGATTGGTTGGTTTAGAACCGCCTTTCTTTTTAGCTTTACCGCCTTTTTTTAATTTTAAAGCACTTAAAGATTTAGCTTGTCTAGCATGAGTTTTGCTAGCTTTGTTTAAAGCTTTAACAACTTTTTTTACAGTTTTTTTATTTCTAGTATTTGTAGCCATTTAACACTTCCACCTTTTTCTTGCTTGTCTTAATCTTGAATTAGGATTCTTAGCTGCTTTAGGAAACTTCTTCATTTGTCCAGCTGATCTAGCACAAAATGATTTACGTCTCTTAGCTGCTTTACTACCCTTCTTCACCTTGCCAGTTACGGCAGTTTTTAATTTAGAACCGGGGTTCAGCTTCCTATATTTTCTGACTCCTGCTGCAGTCATACCTGCACCTTTTTTAGTAGGTCTAAAATTCTTTTTATTTTTGGAGGGCATTTTGCCCTTTGGACTTTTTCTAGTGGTCTTTTTAAGTTGTGACCTAGTAATTGCCATAGCCTTTTAAGGTGCTAGGGCCAAGGGGAGAAGATTGAAAACTAGGCCCTAGCGTTTTTAATCTTATCACATTCATTAATTTCCTCTATTCTTTATCAGCAATTCTGCTTTTTTTATTCTAGCGCTAGAATCTAATCTATCACGACCTAAATCATCTTTCATCTCGGCAATCGTTCTAGCAACATTTAATTTTTCTCTAGCTAATTCCATTTGCTTCATGGCTTGCATAGCATCAAATTGTTGTCTAGCTGCAAATTCTTGGCTCTTACGTTCTACATCTTGAGCCTTAATATCTAATTCTTTATCACGCAAAGCTACCAATGGGTCTGCTGGTGGCGCTGGTGGCACAAATGCCATATTGATTTGCGACATCAGTCCAGCTTGAATTTGTGACACATCTTTCGCAATCGCTTCATCTATTTTTTGCTGTTGTTGCATAGCCATTTCTGGTGGCATTTCCATAAGCATTTGTTGTATTTGCATAAACTCTGGGTCTTGCATATTTTGCATGTCGACAATCTCAGCGGCACGTAAAGCTACATGTTGATAAACGTGTGCTTGAATGTTAGTCATGATAATAGGCTCAATCATTACTGAACTTGTTTGTGCTAATGAGATATGCACATTGATGTGCGCATCATGATCTTGTCCAGGGAAGGCTTGACAAGGTTGCCCTTTAATCAACAAAGCGTTTTCACTTGCTGGATCAGTTGGCATCGGTTGTGGCGGTGGTGGCAATAACTGTTCTATGTTCTGCACACCCATCGAAGCATACATTCTGCGATACGCTTCATAGATACCTTGTATGCCATGAATCTCTGGGTTTGAATTTACGACTTGTAATATTTCATTAGCCAACATAACACGCTGACTCATGGAGAAAATATTTGGATCTGAAACTGGTAGTACATCTACGCGTTCATCAAAGTCCATTTGTTTAATCATGCCGTCACCAGCAGAACTCATGTAAGGATATTCTGGTGGTAAGTAATCAGCGAATACTTTGGCTAATAAAATAAATTCAAATCTTTGTGAAGAATGCAATCTTTTATGGATTGCTGACATGACTTTGGTACCACGCTCTAGTAAAGCTACGGTAGTACCAACTGGCATGTTTTGGTTAGCGTCACCTATTTGCATTTCAGCTAAGGCTGCAAATTTTCTGCCACTATCTACTAAGGTACCTAGCAGATTAAGTAAAGTGCCAGATGGCTCTTTAAATGGCAGTGGGACAAAAGCATCTCGTAAGCTCCCGCCTGGAGCATCCATGTCTCTGAACTCGCCCGGCTGTAGCGGTTGGTCATCGTTTCTGATACGAATACCTCTTGCTTTAAAACCAGCTGGTAAGTTAGACAATGTACCAGCATCTATCAATTGTCTTAGAATAGATGTTGACGCTTTTGATAACCCACCAATCATGTGAGTTAACCCAAATCCATAGAAACCTAAACCCGGTAAAAACTTATAATGCACAAAATAATTTATGCGTTTTTTCAATGGGTCGTTTTGTCTGTAGTTTCTTCTAATCGATAATACTTCGTTAGTAGTAGTTGAAAGCGTAATCACATAAGGTAATTTAATTCCTGTAGGTTCACCTTCAGCATCTACATCTTCATACCCTGGAATATCTAAGTCAGTATGCACTTCATAAAGTTCACATTGATCGCTTTCGCCATAGCTAGGTTCGACACCTTGCAATTCATCTATTTCTTCTTGGATAGAATCTGTATCGGTATCGACTATCATTGATTCAGATATATCGACATCTCGGTAAAATCCAGCTTGTTGTAATTTTTTAATATCGTTCATAGACATATCAACGATATGCGTAATTCTGCCAGCACTATAAATATCAGTTGTGGCATAAGGCACAACTAAATCTTCTGCTGGAATAAATCTAGAAACAGCACGGCCTAAATTTTGATCGTAGTAAACTTTTCTGAATGCCGAACCAGATAATGGTAAATAAAATAACATTTGATCTGTTTCAGTATCGTATTCTTCCATGACATTCATCAATTGATAGTTCATGAATTCACTAACACGACCAGCTTGTGCTTCACTGTCTGGATTTTTAGCACCAACTACTTGAGTTCTTACTGGACCATTCGATGGTAGTATTTCTTTGTAAGCTTGTGCTTGAAACTGAGTTACCGATTCTGCTAACAATGGATGCATAACGCCAGAGGCACCCTCGAAAGGTTGTGACCTTTCTTCATAATTCATTCCTAAAGTTTCTAAACCTTCCTTGTAAGTATCTTCCCAACCTTGTCGTGAGGATTTGTCGGCTTCTACGGCGTCAACTAAATCACTGTAAATATCATCGAGCTCATCTTGCTCTAAATATTCAGCTAAGTTGTCATTGAATTGTTCTGATAAATCTGGCGTTAACACCGAACCAAAGGTTAGGGTTCCATCTTCCCCGCGCTCGAAGACAGATAAATCTATCTCGATGTCTTCTGGTACTTCGACGTTAATTGTTTTGTCTTGATTATCTACTTCTAAATCTATTAGATCATCAGAACCTATTGCTTTATCTATATCTGCCATTAGTGTAATACTCTTTCATCTTTATCAAATATTTCGTACAAGTCATCGTAAAGAGAAATTATATCTTGTAATTCCCCAACTACAGTAACTCCCATCTGTTCCGCTATATTTTCTGCTATTTCTGAGCTACTAGCAAATATATTAGGTCCTTCGTAAATTGTGTTTTCACCTTGTACCCTAAACTCAGTCAAATATATTTTTACTTTCGAGTTTTTTTGAGTCATCTACGTGCTCCTTGTCTAAGACTTTTTTCATTTTATCTTCAGCAGAGTTTAACAATTTTTTAGCATGGTTGCTAAGTTTTACCCCATAGGCAAATGCTTCGATAGATTCATCAAGACTGAGATTATCTTTCTCTAAATAATTTGTGATATTGGTAATCTTCTCCATCGTCTCTTCGTAAGAGAGATCCTCAATCTTCTTTGACATAAAAAATTATTTTTTATCTTTTACGTTGCTCGCTACTACAGTTGCAGCTGTTACTCCGCCGACGGTGCCTGCTACTTTTCTGTTTCTTTGTATTCTTTTTTTAGTTTTTTCTGCTTCTTTAATTACGCCAGAATAGTCTTGTTTGCTGTAAAGACCATAATCTTCTTTTTGATTTTTTATTTTTGGTTTGTATTTGTTTATTAAACTTGAAGCTACTTTTTTAACTACACCACCTGCGCCAAATTTTAAAGGCATTTCATCTTTAGGTTTTTTTAAACCTAAAGGACCCGCTCTTTCCATACGTTTTATTCTAGCGTCTCTTCTTTTCTTTTTTGTACCTTCTGTTAAAGCGCCAAGTTTTTTATTTTTTGACATGGGTTTTTTTGGTTGACCCGGCATAGTAGCAGGTGCTGGCTTTTTTCCTTTAGAAATATCTTTTACTATATTTTTCTTTATTTTTTTATCGTAAGACTTTCCTTCTTTTCTAACTTTTTTTGCCGCTTCTTCAGCTTTTTTTAATCTTGCTTGTCTTATTTTTGCAGCAGCTTTTGCTAATTTTGTTACTGACATAATTATCTCCTACGTCTTAAAGGTGGTCCGCCAGTTTTTCTTCTTTTAGTTGTTAAACCAGTTTTTTTCTTTTTACCGCCAGCATTTAGATAAGATCTTAAAGTGCTGTGTCCAGCTTTTTCAACTTGGTCTTTAGTAACCGTGCTGTATTTTTTACCTTTGTAATTAAAAGTTGAGTTAGGTCCTTTTTCTTTTCTAGCTTTTTTGAAAGCTTCGCCGAAAGTAGGATCTTTTTTACGCATTAAAGCTAGAGCTCCAGCGCCTAAAGCTGTACCAACAGCAGCTATCTTACCCAGTCTTCCAGGTAATTTTTTAGGAGTTGGTTTTTGAGTTGGGAGGTTTGTTTTGTTGGTTGATTTGTTAACTGGCTTTCTTTGAGATCCTCTGCTATTCAAAGATTTTGTTAAAGGTTTTGTTAAAGGTTTTTTTAAAGGCTTCTTTAACCTGTCGGCTGCAGTTTGTCTTCTTTGTTGAACTCTTTTTACTGAACCTGGTTTAGGATTTCTTTTCCTAGCGGCTGGACTGTTAACAGTTTTCTTTACTTTATTTGTTGCTTTTGTTACAGACTTTGTTGTAATTTTTTTTGCAGGTTTTTTTGCAGGTTTTTTTGTAATTCTAGCCATAATCTTTTAATCCTCTAGTAATAAACTTTATTCGTGAAGTCATTATCTTCCATAATTTCATCCGAATCAAGCGAGATGAAATTACCTTGACGAAATCTCATTAAAGCTTGTGTCATGGAATCTACCAAGTCATCGTGTTCACTAAACGGAAACGCAGCACATTCTTCAATAAGTTCATCGGCAAAGCCCATCTCTGGTGCCCAGACCATACCCGATTCAAACATCGGTGCTACCGAGTGCATTCTAGTAACTTTATCGTTACCTCGCGAGGGTCGGAAGTTAATTACAGGTATGCCCATCATTCTCAGCTCTTGAGTCAAAGGAGTCCCGCTCGATTGAGCCTCAATCAAGACCATGTCGGGGCTCCAGATTTGGTATTCGTCGTAGGCAATTCCTTTAAGTTCTGGAAAATCCCAACGACCTTTTTTAGAATCCAAAAGAATTATTGAATCCGGGGCGTCATCACTCGGACGAAACACACCCCAAGTAGTAATCGCTGAATAGTCAGCCGATTCTTTTTTCGAGAAAGCGGTATCGTAAGATTGAATAATATAATCAACTGGTGGCGGTTCTTCATCTTCCCAGATATTCCACCACTCACGTCTAACAATGGCGCCCTCTTCACTGGTTGGATTCTGCATATATTGAGCATTCCACTTAGCTACTGGAATAGAAGCTTTGACAGCTTCCAATTCTTCGATCTTCCAATATTCAGGCCAAAGTGGTTCGCCAGAATCCATAATCGCTGGCAACTCTAGTACTTCCCATTGGTCAGCACTATCTTCGGACATACGTTTAATCAATTTAGCAGTAAGATCGATGGTACTCCAACGCGTCATGACTATGACGATTGAGCCTCCCGGCTGTAATCTTTGTCGCGGTCCAGAAGAATACCACTCCCAAGCATTCTCTAAAGCCGACGGCGACATAGCATCTTGCTCTGAATGTGGGTCATCGATGATTAACAAGTCGGCACCACGCCCAGTAATAGCTCCACCCACACCTGCCGCAAAGTATTCGCCACCTTTATTGGTTTCCCATCGCCCAGCTGATTTGGAATCGGCAGATAAACCAAAATCATCAAATAATTGTTTATATTCGTTCTGATCCATAAGGTTCCTTACCTTTCTACCAAATCTCACAGATAATTCCGCGGTGTGCGTGGTCTGCATGATCTTGGTATTTGGTTTGAGTCCCATAAACCAAGAGGGGAAGTAGACTGAAGCGAACTCAGACTTGGTATGTCTGGGTGGCATATTGACAATTAATCTTTTAATTTTGCCTTTCGCAACATCTTCTAGCTTTTGCGCGAATAATCGGTGGTGCTCGCCTTCGATAAACTCAGG